CCGAAAGGGTGACCGCATTGAAAGCGACAGGAGCGACCAAGATAAACTCACGGGTCAACGGGGAACAGAGACCAAACGGGATGATAGACTTCATGCAATTCTACGACCTGTTGCCGACACCACGCTCATGCACCTCAATGGGAGCCAGTCTGGAGACGGATGCGATGGTAGCAGACAACCGCAACCCGAATTTGGAAGTGGTGATTGCACGGCAACTGAAAGAGGGGTTACTGCCGACCCCGACTGCAATAGAGGGGGTGAAATGGACGAACACCTGGAATCCCGACTCGCAGATGGGTCAAAGCCTGTCGGCAATGGCAGGGAGCGGATTGTTGCCGACACCAGCGGCGAGAGACCACAAACAGGACATCGTGGACGAGAAACTGGCGAAGCGAACCGAGACGCATCAGGTTGGTATGCCCGAAGTGATTGCAACATTGCAGGTCTCGGCAGATGGGACGCCTTCCCGACTGTCTCCCCTGTTCACCGAGGAAATGATGGGCTTCCCTTCCCTTTGGACGACCTTACCATTTCTCCGTCAAAGTGGAGAACCGAATCACTCAAAGCCTACGGGAACGCCATAGTCCCGCAGGTGATGTACGAAATTTTCAAAGCAATAGAGGAGACCTACAAATGACCAAGCAAGACCTACAACCGACACGCCACTACGTCATCGGCATCGATCCAGACGTGAAGAAGAACGGCGTGGCCATCGTGGAGAAGGAGACCAAGAAACTTGAATGTGCTGCGCTCACCATCGGTGACACGTTGGACTACCTGCAATGGGTGGCCAATCGTGCCGCCGAGAGCGGTGCATCCGTCAAGGTCTATGTCGAGGCAGGGTGGATGAACCGCACGAACTGGCACCTGACCAAGTGGGATAACCGAGGGCAGGTCGTTGCAAAGGGTGTGTCCCAGGGACGCAACGAGCAGGTGTCCCGTCTGCTGGGCGAGATGTGCCAGTATTACGGCCTCGACTGGATGCACATCAAGCCGCTGCATAAATGCTGGAGCGGCCAAGACCGCAAAATCACCCATGACGAGCTGTGTGCCGTCACAGGCTTGATGTACGGACGCACGAACCAAGAAATGAGGGATGCCGCACTGATCGCATGGGTGTCGGCAAACCTGCCCATCCGCATCACCAAACGAAGATAGACATTTGTTTTTCTCATAATCCTATATTTTTTGTTTGATTAGTTAGTTTTCCGTCCCTGTCGTGAGACACGGGCGGTTTTTCGTTTCCGTGCGTTGTGGCGGCTTTTATTCAGCCGATGGTATAACTTATCATCCCGACAAAGAAATGCCCGCAGACGCAAAATTTCACGAAAATAACTTGAAAATTCGTGCAATACACGAAAAATGTACTATATTTGCGCTCAAGTTTTCTATTCACGTTGTGAAACGAGGATGTGAACGCCATAAGAAATAAAAACTTTGCTGATTATCGGGGAGGTTGCGGCCTCCCCAACATAGGGGAGACAGGAAACGATTTTTTGTTAAACATGTGGTGATTCTTTGATTCTTATTTCGGGGTTCGATTCCCCGCTCCCCTACAAAGTAAATAGACATCGTATGGAGAACATTCAAGACATAGACATCAAGCGGCTGGAGGTGAACAAGGGGCAGGTCGAAGGCTTGCCCAAGAACCCCCGCTTTATCCGTGACGAGCGATACAAGGCTCTGGTCAAATCCATCGAGGATGCGCCCGAAGTGTTGAAACTTCGGGAACTGCTGGTCGTGGAACACGGCAGTAAGTTCGTTGTCATCGGCGGCAATATGCGTCTTCGTGCCTGTAAGGAACTGGGCATGGAGACCGTTCCCTGCAAGGTCTTGCCCGCCGACACCCCTGTTGCCAAACTGCGTGAGTATGCCATCAAGGACAACAACGGCTTCGGTGAGGACGATTGGGACGTGCTTGCCAACGAGTGGGATGCCGAGGAACTGCAAGAGTGGGGCATGGAGTTGCCGATGGATTGGGATGTGGACGGACAGGGCGATGTGACCGCAACCGAGGATGACTTTGACGAGAGCGAGGTCACCGAGACCATCTGCAAGCGTGGCGAGGTGTGGAAGTTGGGCGAGCATCGGCTGATGTGCGGCGACTCGACCAGCGCAGATGACATAGACAAACTCATTGATGGTGATTTTATAAGATTGGTTGTAACATCACCTCCTTATGGAGTTGGAAAAGATTATGAAGAACAAGGTGTCGGGCCGTGGATGGTTACAATAAAAGGTGTTATAAATGCTATTAAAGGGAAAGTACTCATCATTTGTTGGAATATTGTAGACCTATTTTGCACAGGAACACAATTTACCGAACCAACAGGAGCATATAGTATTGAAATGATGAGCGCAGCTGGATATGGAATGCTTTATAATCGAATATGGAAAAAGCCTGGAGGAAATTTTGCGGGGAATAATCCATATTACACCGTAACAACAAAACCAGTTCAAGATTATGAATATCTATATGCGTTTGCAGAGAAGAATGCAGACAGGCATATTGAACCAATAAAAAAATATTTGTTTGAAGAAGCAAAGAAGGCTTCCTTGACGAATGATATAATTAGTAATGCCGGCGGCCCTGCATTCATGTATGGCCACTGGTTTACTAATCACCAATGGTCATTAATTGACGAAAAGAACTATAAACTATTGCAAGAATATTGCATAAGTCAAGGAATAGATGCTTTTAAGCGAGAATATTGCTCATTACACGATGAGTATTTAAGGAAAACAATCTATTCCAAAAATCTCCATAAAGAAGAATTTTCCGAATGGGGATTGTATGGCGTATGGGAATTTAATACAGTTCATGAAAGGCTTGGCGGCCACGCAGCGGCATTCCCGTTAGAACTACCAGTGCGATATATAAAAATACACTCCTATGAAGGCGACACGGTACTTGACCCTTTCGGCGGCACGGGTACAACCCTCATCGCAGCGGAGCAACTCAACCGCAAATGCCGCATGATGGAACTCGACCCCCACTACTGCGATGTCATCATCGCACGATGGGAGAAACTGACAGGACAAAAGGCAGAGAGGATAAGCGATGGCTAACACGGATAATTTGCAACCCGTTCAAAGCGAGAGCGAAGCAAGGGAAAAAGGGCGCAAGGGTGGTGTCGCATCGGGCAAGTCCCGCCGCCGCAAGCGTCAGTTCCGTGACGAACTGGAGATGCTGCTGCCGCTGACGGACAAGGGCAAGGACGGGCAACCCATCATCAACCCGCTCACTGGCCGCAAGCAGACCGTCCAGCAGTCAATCACGATGCAGTTGCTGCTCAAGGCTCGCAAGGGCGATGTCAAGGCAGCAAAACTCATTCTCGACACGCTGGGCGAACTGGTGCTGAAAGAGGAACACAAACACGAGGGCGAGGTCACGATAAAACTGGTTGAAACGGGGTACACGCCCGCATCAAGCGAGGAAGAGATACTGAAACGTGAAGGCATAGACGATGGAACTGTTTGAGTGCAATAGCGAACTCTACAAGGCGAACTGCGACCCCACAGCGAGGGTCTATGTGAACCAGGGAGGGACGAGCAGCGGCAAGACGTACTGCATCATGCAGCGGCTTATCGCCATCGCCCTGACCGAGCCTTACTCCATCATCACCGTGGTGGGTCAAGACCTGCCGAACCTCAAAGTCGGTGCCATGCGTGACCTCAAGACGATGCTGCAAAAGTCGCAGTTCCTTGCCGACCAGTTCAGCGAGAACCGCAGCGACTTGACATTCACATCACCCAACGGCAGCATCATCGAGTTCAAGTCCTACGATGACGAACAGGATGCAAAGAGCGGCAAACGTGACTACCTATTCGTGAACGAGGCCAACGGCATCACCTACGGCATCTACTGGCAACTGCAAATGCGCACCCGCAAAAAGGTGTGGCTGGACTATAACCCAAGTTCACGCTTTTGGGTGCATGATAAAGTCATTGGCGGCGATGGTGTGCGGCTTATCATCAGCGACCATCGGGCAAACCGATTCTTGACCGAGGCAGAACACAAGCGCATCGAGAACACGGATGATCGTGAGCTGTGGCTTGTGTATGCCCGTGGACTGACGGGGAAATTGACGGGTCTTGTCTATCCACGTTTCAACGTGGTGGACAGGATGCCGCCCATCATCGAGTGCAAGGCCATCGGGCATGGCCTTGACTTCGGTTTCACCAATGACCCTGCCGCTCTGGTCGAGGTGCGCCTTGCTCATGGCGAGTTGTGGGTGGATGAGGTCATCTACGAGACTGGCCTCACCAACCCCGACATCGCAAACCGCTGCCATGCGTTGGGCATCACGAAAAAGCACAAGATTGTAGCCGACGGTGCCGAGCCGAAGTCCATCCAGGAACTGCGAAACATGGGCCTGTGGGTCGTTCCGTCCGTCAAGGGTGCCGACAGCATCAATGCGGGCATCGACACCATCAGGCGTTACACCATCAACGTGACACGCCGATCCCGAAACATCATCAAGGAGGCGGGCATCTACAAGTACAAGGTTGACCGGGACGGGAAGACCACGAACACGCCCATCGACAAGTTCAACCATGCGATGGATGCCATGCGCTACGTCTGCACGGATATGCTCACCACAAGGCGCACAGGCACGGCCAAAGCGCACAACACTTATCTCTATCAGTATGGACAATAACACCACATACGGCTATTGGCGGGTGATTGCAAGGCATTGCAACTACACCATCGAGGAAGGGTTTGAACGGCCCGCATACATCGGTGAGGCGAAATGCCCCGAAGATTTGTCGGCACTGACCATCGGCCAGCTTATCGAGATAGGCGAGGCCAAAGGAGCGGACACCGACTACCGCATCATCGACATCGTGCTGGGCATGGGCAAGGAACAGGCCGACAAGTGCCGTGCAACGGAGGTGGTGGCGTTCCTGTCGTGGATTGGCCGACAGGTCAAGCGCATCAACAAGCTGTTTGAGTCCATCCAAACAAGACCCACAGCCAAGGAGAAACAGGCTGGTGTTAACAAGTTGCAGTTCGGCTTGTTCGGCATCCTTGACTGGTATGCCAAGCGCATGGGCATCACCAATCACGATGACGTGTTGCAAGTGCCTTGGCTGCGCATCTACAAGTGCATGGAGATGGACAACAAGGTCGAGCAGTACCAACGACGATACAACGAGATTTCAATGCAAGAGGCAAGGAGGAAAAAGAAATGACGATAGACGAAGCGATAAAGGACATCTGCGGGAAGCATTTCCCGCAATACACCTACATCTTCGATGATGAATTTAACATCGACCAAGCCATTAGCCGTGAGAAATTACCTGCAATCGCTCACGTCTTGCCCATCGGTGGAACGATGGTAATGCGCAATGGCCGCATCTATGACCGTGAAAACATCTATATCGGTTTTGTCGATAAGGTCACACGGGATGCAAGCGGAGATGACCAGCGAAAGGTCTTTGAACGCATGAAAGATGCAGCAAAGGACTTCATCCGCATCGCCAACAAGAGCGGACATTTCCAGTCGGTAACGGCTTGGGACTATGGTGTAGTGTATAACCAAATGGCATCCATCGTTACAGGTGTCATGCTTTCAATCACTATTGAGGACAACGGCACATGCTGAACGATGGAACGGTCATAACCGGGGCACAGGTGACGCAGATTCTCACCGAGGAATTGGGGACACTGAAGGCAACAATCATCAACAACATCCGCACCACCGGCCAATGGGCAAGCGGCAAGACCGCAGCGTCCATGCAGGTGCATGTGTCGGGCAGCATCGGTGAACTTGTTGGCCGCAGGGCATTCGGCACGTTGGAGACAGGCCGCAGGGGTGGCCGAGTGCCGAGGAACTTCCACAACATCATCTACGACTGGATGATGGCCAAGGGAGTCCATGCCGAGCCGATACCCTACAAGACCAGCCGCCCGCACAAGTACACCGAACAGGAACGGGGTGACCGCACGATGGCCTACTTCATCGCCAAGACCATCCACAGGGAAGGCACAAGGCTTTACAGGAATGGCGGCAGGGACGATGTTTATAGTCGGGCGATACCATTGACCATCGAGCGCATAAACTCTCGTCTAAGCGGCATCTATGTCGCTTCAGTGACACAACAAATAAAACTCAACACAAAGGAGAATTGACATGGCAGCAGTAACAGTTAACGGTATCTTCTTCACTTACCCCGATGACCCTTGCATGGTGTTCAATCCGTGCATCGTCACCGTCGGGCATACCGTTGCCCGTGTGCGTATCGGCACCAACGGCATCTATGCGACCTACCAAGCCAAGGATGGTGACTGCCTTATCGACATCAGGTCGTTCTTGCAGGCAGGATTCACCAATTTGAGGATGGGAAAAGACCTTGTATATGCCAAGAGCGAACTTGGCAAGAGTGTCAGTGTGCAGATGACCGCATTGGCCAGTGACAACACCGTGCTGGCAATGTACACCGCATCCATCTTCTGCATTTGGGGGGCAACTGCGATTGGCGAGATTATCGATAACGGAGAGCAGTGGACGATGTGGAAAGGCTACCCGTTCACCTACGGCAGATATTTCGCAGCCGCAGAAACGGTGTCGGTGTATGAGTATGTCAACGGACAAGCAGCCGATGTGTACAGCTACAACCCCACATCGCAGGGCATTTGGAACACCCCGATAGTACCTACCACGGGCGATAAGATTGAGATTAGGAGCTACAACCTGCAAGAAACGCTCTATGCCACCATCAAGGTCGAAGATTTCCGTGAGGGTGTCTATCTGCGTTGGGTTGACCGCCACGGCATTTGGCGGTACTGGCTATTCAAGAAGGGTGACCCGCAGCGAGAGGTGGCCTCCCGCTTCGGCATGTATGACCGCATTGACTATGCGGACTATGAGGCCGTCTATGGCTGGCAGAAGTCAAGCGGACGGAGGCAGAGTTACACCCGCAACGACATCCAGCCGTTGTGCGCTCCGCTGGTTGATCAGGACACATTCGACAGGCTCCAGGACATCACCACATCGCCATGCGTTGACATGCTGCTCGACTTCGACCCCAACGAGAAATGGACGGCGGTGACCGTGCAGCCGGGAACATACACGAAGGACGTGAAGAAACCCGAACAGGACTTCTTGCTTAACCTTGTCTTACCCGAAATTCTCATCCAGTCGCTATGATAGACCAGCAGCTATATATCGACGGCCAGTTGGCCGACATGCGGGAGGACACCGAGGTAACACTCAAACATGAGAGCAACATCCTCACGGGTGCCGCCTCGTTCAAGACCAACCACTCGTTGACCGTTACCTTGCCCGCCACGTCACGCAACCGCATGTTGTTCGGCTATGCCGACATCGTGCAGAACACCGCTGGCGAGGCTTACCAGTGGCATACGGTGGAGTATCTGCGCAACGGTGTCCCCATCGTGAGCAATGGCCAATGCCGACTGCTCAAGGTCACGCATGATGACATGGAGGTGGCCATCGTGTGGGGTTTGAAACGAGCCATCGACAACATCCTTGGCGGTGACATGAAAATCAGCGACATCGAGACTGACGCAACCATCGAGTTCCGTGCGCAGTCGCAGGTCACACCATACAACACCGCAATGGCTGGCTCTACCGAGGTGTTCTATGCGGGCATAGACACGACCCGTTATATTGATGAGTTGAGTTACTACCACATGCACGTCGCATTCCAGTCCAAGTCATGGGACACCAACGCACTGATGGGTACATCGTCCTACCTGCATCCGTCCGTGCGCATGAGTTGGATTCTTGCCCAGATTGAGGACTTGAACAACGTGACCATCGACTTCGATGACCCCAACGGTGACATCGCCTCGATGATTGTGCCGTTAATCTCCAAAATCCCCAACGACATCACCTTCAACGGTGGTTATCTTGCCCATGCCAGTGAACCAGCCACATGGGGAGGAATGGAAGGTAATTTCTTGCAACTGCAAACCACCAACAACTCACCCATCATCGCCGAGCGCACATCCGACCCTGCAAGCATTCGCCTGACTTGTCAAACCGCCTTCAACGGCTTGTTGCGTTTTTCGATGTACCTGTATGTTAACGACCTTGTAAGTGTCGGTTATCCCATCTTCCGTGTCAAGTACGGCTATCGTCTTGACATTACCGTCCAGGGGCGCACCCAAACGTGCGTCATCATCCCCGAAGGCACAGGTTTCATGGCACAGGAGCGAGACAGCCAAGGCCGCATCGGCTTCACTATTAGCGGCTCGTTGCCCATCAAGATGGATGTCGGCAATGCACTGACCATGCGCATCACCTGCATCAGTGGAGGAGCGGCCAATACATCCCTGTCGGGCGGCATCCATGTCAACGGTGGCAATGTTTGGATCAATAACATCATTGGCACCATCAACGAGGTGCAGCCGACCCAGCAATACCCCGTGCAGGGGAACTTGCCCGAAATCAAGGTGGCCGACCTCATCAAGTTTCTGTGTGCCGTGACTGGTGCGTTCCCCGTGCAGACCAATGGTGAGAATGTTCTGCAATTCCATCAAGTAGAGGATGTGTTCGACTGGACAAGGGCAGTCGATTGGACTGACATGCTCCTGTCGCAGAATGCCGAGGCCATTGCGGATGAAATCGGCTACACACCCAACGGCTGGGCGCAGCACAACTGGTGGAAGTGGAAAGAGGATGAGACCGTAGGCGGTGACTATGACGGCAGTATCGACGTGGATGACGAGACAGTGGACGAGGAGCGCACCGTGATGACGTTCCCATTTGCTGCCACCGATGGAAATAACATCCCCATGTACACCAGCGAGTACAAGTACGACAGCGAGACCCAGACATACCGGGTCGAAATCAAGTGGAACAAGGTCGAGCCGAGGGTGCTGCACATGGACGAGGACGAGAACGGCTATGCGGTGGGTTATTTCGATGGTGGCATGTCGCAGATCATCACGAAATATTACTACAACCTTGCTGCCACCCTACGGCAGCCGGTGGTCATCAAGGAGACCGTGCGCATGACCGATTTGCAGTTTATGGCCTTGAACGAGACCAAGCCTATTTACTTGGCACAGCATGGTGCCTATTTCGCCCTGCTCTCCTGTGAGTTGTCGCAGAACGGCACGGCAAAAGTCGAATTGTTGAAACTCAAAAAAGCGGAGGAAGTATAAATGCCGAGTCAAACACAACAGGTCGAAACCATCCTTAAACTCAATGTCGATTATGGCAAGGGTATCAAGGCAGTCGGTGAGTATCTTGCGGAAATCAAGAAACTCAAAGACGAGCAAACCGACTTGAATAAGGCGTTAAAGGCTGGCACCATAAGTGAGCAGCAGTATGGCGATGCTATGGCCAAGAACAAGACCATCACCACGCAGTTGAATAGCGAGGTGAAGGTCTTATCCAACGAAATCAAAAAGAAGCTGGAGGCAGACCGAGCCGATGCCAAGCAAATCGACATCAACACCGCCTCATACAACAAGCTGTCGCAGACCTACACCGAGATGAAGAAGAAAATCAACGAGATGGATGCAGCGCAGCGACAACAAAACAAGGCTTACATCGACCAGTCCAAGCAGGTCTATGAGCGCATGAAGCAGTTACAGGCCGAGACGGGCAAGATGCAGTTGAATGTCGGCAATTACCAAGCCGCCATCACGCAAGCCATCACAGGAAACAGCAAGTTTGCATCGTCATTGGCTGGACTGACCCAGGGAGCGAACACCGCCAGCGGTGCGTTGGGCATCGTCAGCCGTGATGCAATGGCGGCAAGCGAGGCGATGATGACCTTGTTGACTAATCCCGTCTTCTTGGCCATTGCGGGCATCGCAGGTGTCGGCATGGCCTATCACTGGTGGAAGGACTACAACGACGGCATTGCCGAGGCCATGAGGCTCACCAAGCAGTTCACTGGAGCAACTGGCGATGACTTGAACAACATCCGCTCATCCGTGCAAGCCGTTGCGGACACATTCGGCAAAGACTTCAAGGAGACGTTACAGACAGTTGACACGCTTGTTGCGCAGTTCGGCATGGACTGGCAAGAGGCGAGCGACCTTGTGGCGCAAGGCTTCGCCGCAGGTGCCGACATTAACGGCGATTTCCTCAACAACATCAAGCAGTATGGCCCCGCATTGAAGGATGCCGGTCTTAGTGCCGAGGAACTTGTTGCCGTTCTCCAGCAGACCCGCAGCGGCATCTTCTCCAAGGATGGTCTTGACCTCATCACCAAAGCAAGCAAGTCGTTGCGTGACATGTCCAGCAGCACGGCCAACGCATTGCAGGGCATCGGCATCAATGCCGAGGACTTGAAGCGCAGACTGGCCGATAACACCACCACGATGATAGGTGCCATCCAAGAGATTTCGACCCACCTGAAGGACGTTGGTGCGAACACCCAAGAGGCTGGTGCCATCATGAATGACGTGTTTGGTAAGAAGGGTGTTGCCGCAGGTCAAGAGCAAATCAAGGCATTGGCCGACCTTGAGATGTCGCTTGACTCGCTGACCGAGGCCGAGGGCAGATATGGCGAGGTGCAGAACCAAATCTATGAGACGCAGAAGGAAATCAACAAATACACCTTTGCGTTGTTTGGTGTCGAAGGTTGGGATGAGATGCAGAAGGAGGCAGAGTTGTATTGGAAAACTGGCTTGCTTATCATTCTGCAAAACCTCGTCAAGAGCCTTAATGCGATGATTGCTTTCTACAACTATTCGGCAAAGGCTTGGACTGCTTTACGCTCGTTTGCCGTTGCGACATGGGCAACCGCATGGAACGCTGCCCGCACGTTCTTCACGCTCGTTCAAGACGCAGGTAAGGCGTTTGCGGGTACGATGAAGGGTGTCGGTGGTGTCATTGAAGGTGTTTTTACCTTGGATTGGGACAAGGTGCAGAATGGTTGGAACAATGCCTTAAACAGCCTCACAGGGTCATGGAGACATGCCGTGATGACCGCACGGAGTTTCGGTGCATCTGCTGGTGCTGCTTATGTTGAAGCATACAACGATACGCTTGAAGCTGGCAATGTTGGATACATCACCCTTGGCGGTGGTGGTTCTGCTGCTGGCGGGTCATCATCCTATGGTGGTGGATATAGTGGCGGTTCTGCTGGCACTGGTGGTGCATCAGGCAGGTCGGGAAGCGGCAAGACTGGCTCGTCAAGCACATCCACCGCAGCAGCCGACAAGGAGGCACAAGCCATCGCCAAGGCCACGGAGAAGGCACAACAGATGTTGCTCAAGAACTATGACGATTACACCAAGGCACAGGTCGCAGCAGCGCAGAAGCGTATCGAGTTGTTGTTGGCCGTTGCCAAGAAGGGCAGCGAGGACGAGTTGAGACTGAAGCAGCAGCAACTCGACATGCAACAGCAACAGGAGGTGGCAAGCATCGAGAAGTCCGTGGAGAACGAGATGGAACGAGCCTACCTCATCCAACTGACCTATGAGAAGTTTGCCCAGCAGCGTGCCGCACTGAATGCGCAGTACCAGCAACAACAGGATGCAGAGATGGCGCAAGCCGTGGCCAACGACTTCACCGCCCGAATACAGGCCGCAGCCGATGACGAGTTGGAACAGGAGCGCATCAAGCTGGAGCAGGTGAAGATGCTGCGTGACACCGCCCGCCAAATGGAGGGTGAGAGCATCGAGGCGTTTAATGCCCGCAGGTTGGAGTTGGAGCAGAACTACCTCGACCAGAAACAGGCACTTGCCGACAAGGAGGTGCAGGTGCAGCAGGTGAAACTTGAGGCTTACTCATCCATCGCAGGGGGCATCGCCAAGGTGTTTGAGGCTATGGGTGATAGCGAGAGCGACTATGCCAAGATTTCAAAGGTCTTGGCATTGGCCGAGATTGCCATTAATACAGGTAAGGCCATTGCCGCAGGTGTGGCACAGGCGCAGTCCGTTCCGTTCCCCGGAAACATCGCAGCCATCGCCACCACCATTGCCACGATCCTTGCAAACATCGCCACGGCCATCAGTACCGTCAAGTCGGCCAAGTTCGCCAAGGGTGGACTCATTCAGGGCGCAGGGACGGGAACGAGCGACAGCATTACCGCCAAAGTATCCAACGGAGAGAGCATCATGACGGCCAATGCCACGGCATTGTTCTCACCGCTATTGTCGGCCATCAACCAAATGGGCGGTGGTGTACCCATCACCCATCATGGCGGCACAGGAACGCAGATGGGCGAGGATATGCTGGCGGCAGCTATCGCCAAGGGTTATGCGATGGCACCATCCCCCGTGGTGAGCGTACAGGAGATTACCGATGTCGAGAACCGGGTGCAAGTCATCGAGGATATGTCAACGATATGACACGTTATGAGTTAATCAAATCGGCAGAGTCCATCCTACGGATGTGTGATGCTGCTGGCATCGTACCAAGCGAGGCCAACTACCTTGCCGTCTATGAGGACTGGCAACGGCTGACGAAAGAAGGCCACAAAAAGGTGTGGATATTGGCATTCCTGTCGCAGCAGTACAACATCAGCGAGGCCACCATCAAACGCATCGCCCGAAAGATGGGCAAAAGGGTCAAGACGTGACCCACACCAAAGGCGAAAATTTTCGTGTTTCGCATTTCTCTTAAATTAATTTTGCAATGAAAAATTACGACAACTATGGCAGTACTTAACATCTACAACGACATCCAGAGCGAGCAAGAGAAGGCCGTGACCCGCATGTGGGGCATGGAACCGGGCATCTCGTTCCGTGACATCAACGAGTTCTGCGATACCATACCAGCCGAGGACAAGACCATCGACGTGCATATCCACTGCAACGGAGGTGACGTGCTTGAAGGCTGGGCAATATATGACCGACTCCGTGCCACAGGCAAGGAAATCACCACCATTGTTGACGGAACTGCCGCATCAATGGCAACGGTTATTCTCATGGCGGCACCCAAGGAAAGGCGCAAAGCCTATGCCAACGCACAAATCCTAGTCCATAACCCGTGGCTCGACCCCGCATGGGTCGGCAATAACGGCATGGCCACAGCCGATGACCTTGAGAAAGCAGCCGTGCAACTCAAGGAGCAGCAAGACCGCATCCTCGACCTGTATGTCGAGCGTTGCGGTTGTGACCGGGACGAGATGGCCGCATTGATGGCCGAGGACAAGTTTATCAGCGTGGAGAGGGCAATGGAACTTGGCATGGTCGGTGAAGTGATAACACCAATATCTGCAAAAAGAGTAAACAATATGAGTATCAAGGAAAAGATTTTGAACGCCATCAATAGCGTGTTCGGCACCGAAGAACCCGCACCCATGATGGCTATGGAACTGGCCACCGCCAGTGGTGACACCCTGCGCATCGAGCGTGAGGAAGGCGCACCCGCTGTCGGTGACGTGGCAGAGCCTGACGGTGAATGGCTCATGCCCGACAACACCACTATCGTGGTCGAAAACGGAGTCATCACCGAAATCCGTCAAGCCGAGGAGCAGGTTGACGAGGCTGGTGATGAACAGAGAGGAGACGAGGCCGCAGAGGAAGAAGAACGTCACGATGACAACCTTGAGCAAGAGAATGGCCGCTTGCAAGAGCGCATTGCCGAACTTGAGGCACAGGTTGCCGAGTTGACGGAACTGCTGGAACAGGCCCGCTCCAATGCCCGCACCAACGAGGATTTGAAAGTCCTTAACATGGTGACTATGGCTGGCGGCTATGAGAAAGTGGCCGCAAGCATCAAATCAACATACACGCCCGACAAGCGTGAACCCGTGACCTCAAAGGCCGAGGAAGTGACCGCAAGAAACTACCTCAAGGAGCGCATCGAGGCCGCCCGCAACAAGAACATCAAAAAGTAAAACATAAAACAAAAGGAGAAAACAATGGCAACTTTTCTTGAGAATCTTCTGCTTCAGCCTGAGAACATCCGTGACTTGTCTCAGCTGATCAACATCGACACCCTGCGTGACGAGCGCATCCAAGACTATGTGCGTGTAGTCCGTGCCAAGAACGGTGACCCCGTGGGTCTCATCGGCAAGGGTAATCCCGTCGGCACCACCGGCTGTGGTTGCGACCCCACCTACGGCAGCTTCGCACCCTACAACGCCCTCAAGCGTTGGGAACTGGGTTGCTGGGTAGTGCCTTTGAAGTTGTGCTACACCGACATGGAAGGCACGATTGCCGAGTACGCACTGAAGACTGGCACCCCCATTGGTGACCTCAATGGCACCCAGGTCATGAGCGAGGTAATCTACCCCATCATCAACGACCTGCTGGTTGACCTCATCTGGCGCATCGCTTGGTTCGGTGACACCGAGGCTGAGAATGTCAGCGATGGCGGTTCTATCACCAACGGCGTTGACACTGACCTCATCGCAGTGGCTGATGGTTTGTGGAAGCGCATCTTCGCACAGGTGGCCATCAACAGCGCACAGCGCACCACCATCGCTACCAACACCAAGGCCGCTATGACCGCACAGGGAGCAGCCACCGCACTCATCGACCAGATGCTCATCGACGCTGGCCCCGAAATCATGGCCAAGAGCGGCAAGGTCATCTACATGACCCAGGCAATGGCCACCGCTTTCGACATGGATTTGCGCAAGAGCAACTGCTGCAACCTGCCTTGGGATCAGGTGACCGAGGGCATCACCACCACCACCTACAACGGCATCCGCTATGTGGCTGTCGCTAAGTGGGACGAGTTGATTGCCACCTTTGAGAATGGCGCACTGCCCTACCGTGCTTTGCTGACCACTAAGGACAACCTGCTTGTCGGCACTCCCGCTGGTGAGTTCGTGAACGACTTCGACTTCTACTTCGACCACATTACCCGCAACTTCTACATCTACGGAACGGGTAAGCTGGGCACCATGCTACTGGAGGACAAGGCATTCCAGGCCGCTTATTAATCACCAAAAACCCAAGAAAGGAGATTAAGAAATGGCTAATTTATGTGAATCCCTTATCAGCAAGGCGATTGATTTCGATTGTGACGAGTTGATTACCCGTGGCCTTGAGAGTGACGGCATCATCATCAACCGCAGTGACATCGACTTCTCTGCCACCGTGTTCGACAACACCAACCCCAACATCATCAAGACCATCGTCTTGAAGACCGGCAAGGTTGGCTATGATGTGAAGCAGTTGGGTAACACCCCCTTCACCGGCACCCAATCCACCCTTGAGGTAGGTACTTACCGCAACACTTGGACTCACCAAATCCCCATCGTTGTCTTGTCGAACACTCCCGAAGTGGCAAACAAGATTATCGACGGCCTTGCAAACGGCACCTTCGTTGTGATTCTTCGCAACAAGTTCAAGGGCGAGAGCGGTGAGGCCGAGTTCCAGGTCTATGGTTACACCCAGGGCCTCGTCGCAAGCGAGGGAACCAACGAGAAGTACAGCGAGGACACTGATGGTGGTTGGCTCATCACGTTGCAAGAGACTGGCGCACGTTTGAGTGCGATGTTCTTCTTCAACACCGATGCCACCACTACCGCTGCCGCTTACGAGGCGTTGAAGACTGCCTAATTCGTCATGACATACGAAGAGGCTCTCACTATCGTGGAAGAGTTAAGGGGGCGAATAAACGCCCCCTTTTCATTAGAGGACAAGCAGACCATTGCGAGGCTCTATCCCGAAATCACGGGCAAGACATTCCGCAAGACTGCTTGCAAGAGATGTTATCAAGATGCCGTCATCGAGATGGCCGTTAAACTAAGAAAGGAACAAAAGATGAGAGAGAAATGCGATTACCATATGAGGGCGGGTTTCATCATCCGCTGCGGTGATTTTGACAATGGTCAAATCTACACCAATGCCAACCTCACCAACGATGTGGCCAAGCGTTATCTTGAGCGTTTCCCGAACAAACGCAACATGTTTGACCGCATCCCCGAAGAACCCGCAGAAACACCCGCAGATGCCGATGAAAAGCCGAGTGAGGCAAGTGTTCAACCGCAGGGAGAAACGCCCGTGAAGGCACCCGCAAAACGCTCTAAGAAAAAATGAACGTCCAACAGGTGAAACAGGCGGCACCCCGTTTCGACACGACCTACCACCAGCGGCTCAACCTTCAGGCATGGGGAAAAGACAACCTCTATCCGCAGCACCTGTCGAGGATTGCAGCCGCAAGCGGTACGGCTGAGTTGTGCCTTGCCCGCTACATCAAATTCATCGAGGGCAACGGCTTCATGGACGGCTTGGCCGGGAAGGAACTGAACGAGCAGGGTGACACCGCAGACGATATTCTCAAACTCGTTGCACAGGACGTGGCCAACTTCGGCGGGTTCGCCCTGCATGTCAACTATAACCTGCTGTGCGAGGTCACTGAGATTCACCATGTGCCGTTTGAGCATTGTAGGTTGGAGGAATGTGACGATGCTGGTCATGTGCAGCACATCGTCACTCACCCCGACTGGATAGGCAAGAAGACGAGAAACGGCCAACGTATCACCGTGGACGAGCAGCATGTCGAGCATTTCAACGTGTTCAACCCGAACCATGAGGCGGTGCATGAGCAGATCATGATGGCTGGCGGCATTGACCGCTACAACGGTCAAATCCTTTGGTGTTCGATGGCTGGAAGGAACATCTACCCCACCCCCATCTACGATGCCGTGATTAGTGACATGAGTACCGAGGAGGGTCTTGGCAACATCAAGAACCGAAATGCCCGCAACAACTTCTTGACATCGGCCATGCTCATCACCAAGCGTGGTGTGCCCAAGTTCGATCAGGACGGAAACGACATCAGTTCACCGACCATCACCCCCGAAGACCTTGCGGCATTCCAGGGCGATGAGCGGGTGGGAAAACTGCTGCTTGTCGAACTGGAGAACGATGAGGACAAACCCGAAGTCGTGCCGTTCACTGCGAACAACTACGACAAGGATTTCACCGCCACCGATGCCTCAGTCATTGAACGCATCTATGCGCAGTTCCATCAGGAATTGTTCTACGCTATCCGCATCGGTAAACTTGGCTTCAGCGGTGACGTGATGGCAGATGCCTACACCTACTATGCAGGTGAGGTGAAGAACGAGCAGCGGTTTATCCAGCGTGGTCTCTCCAAGATTTTGGTCGCATGGCATGAGCCGATTATGCGCAATGCAGACACAACCATTTTACCCATCCAATACGCAGGAATGAGAAATGTATAACGAGCAACGACAACTCCTTATTTGGCCAGAGCAGTTCCGGGCGTTGGCTCGTCCCGTCAGCATCCACACCGATGATGACGAGATAGCGCAGTTCACCCGTGAGTGCGAGGATGTGCATATCATCCCCGCCATCGGCTGGCCGACCATGAAGCTGGCCACGATGACCGACCCGTGCGCTGCTGACTGGTCAACCATCTATGACGAGGACTTTGATGCCACCATCCTGTTGGATGGCGGTGAGTACGACCCCGGCACCGGGTGCGGCTGTGGCACCGATGGCGAGAAACGCTACTGCAACGGCTTGCGAAAGGCATTGGCATACTTCGTCTATGCGAAGATGCTGCGAAACGATGGCAACATCATCGCCCGTGCGGGTGCCATGCAGCACCAAGACCAATACGCTTACCACACCAACGATGGTGAGTTGAAGCGGTACGATGACACCATGACCATTGCCGAGAAGTACCTTGGCGAGTGTCTTGAGTATGCCAACATGCACAACACCAAGAAACGCACGGCACGGCAAACCCGTTGCCGCATCATCGCAGTGGGGGATTAGGCTATGGCAAAGACGAAGATTTTACACACCCAGGGAAACAGGATTACAATCGGCTTTCCTATCGAGGAAGTCTATGCGGAACTGCGTGACGGCTCGTTGAGCAAGAACAAAGAAGCCAAACTCATCACCGATGTTTGGGTAGTGCTGCGCCGTGGCTTGCTTATCCGTCAGTATCATGCTTTCTCGTCGTTCAACTATGTGCATTTCACTGACGAGGGACATCTGCCGTGCGGTGAGTATGACATCGAGGTGTACTATAACAGCATCGACGGAGGCCAGCACATGCGCCTCAAGCGTGAGAAAATCCTCCATGTTGTCGATACCACCGACGAGGGGCAAACCTACGAAGGCAGCGACTTCGATGTCATTGCCTACTATCCCGTCATTCAAGGCCGTGCCGCAGCCGTGATCATCGGCAGTGACTATGTGGCCCTGTATGCAAATAACGGCCTCAATGCCGACATCGGCACTGACTCCGTAAACCTCCGTGCAGGTTATGGCGAGTCGAGTGTTGAAGTGAACGCCAACAACGTAAACATCAATATCAAGGACTGAAAACATGGCTTTAGACAAAGTTTTAATCATATACGATGAGCAAGGTAATCCTGTCGATTACGACATCCTTGCCAAAGACGTGAAGTTCCAGCCTGACGGCAAGGACTTACCTACCAAGCTGGCCGAGATGCAGACGAACATCGACAATGCGGGGCAGGTCAACGAAATCATCATGAACGGCCAGCACTACACCCCCACCAACAAGGTCATCGACCTTGGTACGGTGGTAGGAGAACAAGGCCCTCAAGGCGAGCAAGGCCCACAGGGAGAACAAGGCCCGCAAGGCCCGCAGGGTGTTCAAGGTGTGCAGGGTGTTCAAGGCCCTCAAGGAGAAACAGGTGCGACAGGCCCACAAGGTGAGACGGGAGTCACTGGCCCTGCCGGCCCTCAAGGCCCCAAGGGTGACCAAGGCGATACTCTGCTTGTCGATGGTGAGTTCAACCCCGTCACCGACATCGTTAACGACATGACCACTGGCGGTGCGAATAAGGCTTGGTCTGCGCAGATGGGCAAGGAATTGGCCGAAGAAGTCAACGACATCCCCGTTATCGACATCCGTGTTGTCAACAACAAGCTGTTCATCAATACGCAGGGCGCACTTGCGCCGAGGGTAAATGTCGGCGCATTGAGCAACGATGCCTTATCATGTCGAGCAGGGCAGACCGCCACCGCAACATTCACCGTCAGCGGCAGGAGATTGACTGGGGACATCGGCATCGCCGTGAGCGACAACACCCATTTCTCCGTATCACCGAACAGAATCTCGCCCAGTGGCGGCATGGTAGGCTCAACGCTGGTCACCGTCACCTACACCCCTGGCTCTGGTGCGACGGCAGGCACGACACACAACTGCACCATCACCATCACAAGTGGCGATGTGACTTACGGAACGCTGGAACTGAGGGGAACGGTAGCCGCAGCACCGAGCATCATACTCACTCCGTCAACGCTTCCCATCAGCGCACTGAGCGGCCAGCTGGGAACTGGCTCAATCAATGTGAAAGGCAATGCCCTTGACGGGGACATCACGCTCACGCTGGAGAACACGTCATACATGTCATTTGAGGCCGGGTCAAGCGTAATCACCAAGACTATCGCCAAGGCTGATGCGATGACATCGCAGGGGGTTGATGTGACCATCTACTACACAGGCACAGCGGACGATGAGAACGGAAGCATTACGGCATCATCTACTGGTGCCACATCGGTATCAGCAAGCGTGTCGGGACAGGTGGCTGTTCCGCCATCAGTCGGTGACACGTTCACGGCTGGCGGTCTTACCTACAAGGTAAGGACTGCGCCGAGTGGAAGTTCTAACGGAACGGTGGCTTTAACGAATCAAAGCGGGAATGACGAGTTTTCGGGTTCAAACACATCCACCTACACAGGAGGCATCGTCATACCAAGCACGGTAACACATGACGGGTTCACGTTTGATGTGGTAGAGATTGCAAACTGCGCATTCTACAAGGCGTCAATCACAAGCATCACCATTCCCAACACGGTGACAACGATAGGGCAGTTCGCAATAGCGGAGATGACTACATTGATCGGAACGCTTACCATTCCCAACTCCGTTACCTCGGTTGCATACGGCTCATTATTCGACCTTAAAGGTATTACGAGCCTTGTCATCGGCAACGGAGTAACGACCTTGGGGCAGAGAATGAGCATGGGGTGCAGCGCACTTACGAGCATCACATTAGGCACTTCGGTGACTGGATTTGCGCAAGAACCTTTCAGGGACTGCACAAATGTCAACACCATCACCTGTCTTGGCTCAACACCGCCGAACAGCTCCACATACAACGCTTACTTCATCACGAATGGCAGCACCGACATACGAAATCAAGTAGACCTTGTTGTGCCTGCGGCTTACCTTTCGACCTATCAGGCAGAGAGGAACGGCTTCGTGAATGATGCCCAAGGAAACCTGCTGTGGAAATCGCTTACTGGACAAAATTAAAACAATAAGATATGGCTAAATTAGACGAAACGCTGAATATCAACGGCACGGACTATGAGGTTTGTGCAAAGGCCGAAAATGTAAGTTACGGCCAAAGCAACGTGAAATCCGCACTTGATGCACTCATGGCTGGAGGAGGACAAAGCGCATGGCAATCCATGTGGGTACTCGGTGATTCCACAGCGGCAGACAACTACAGGCATGTCACGGGTTACGCATGGAGACCTACTACGGTAAGCATCTACAAGGCGATTGCGAGGATTCGTGGTGTCGCTCATGCGAATTATCACAACCTTGCCGAAATCGGAAGCGGACTCGGTGATGTACTCACTTCAATGACCAAAGTGTCGGCAGAGGCAGACATCATCTTCATCCAGATTGGTGTCAACAACATATCGCAGGCTCTGCCAGTCGGTGACATCGACACCATCCTTGGGTATGACATCAATTCGGCAGAACTCGATGACACCATGCTCGGAAGGTATTATCACATGCTGTTATACCTCAAGAACAAGTGCGAGAGTGCGAGAATCGTGTGCGTATCACCACTATATGCGAGAGCAAAAGAAGGCGAGAAGATGACCACTTTCCGCAGCGGCGTCAATACGCTATGCGAGTTCCTCGGTGGCGAGAAGAACGATGTCTATTATATCAACGGCGCAACGCTTGGAGTGGACAGCAGCAATGATGCCGTGATGTACGACTCCGAGTTGCTGCACCCGACTAAGCAGTGTGCGGTGATGATGGCTTGGCGAATCCTTAACGCAATGGATGCGATGTCGCAGGCTGTCATGCCTGATGCACCTTACCTTGAGACCGACCCCAAGACGCTCTCTTTCTCAGTCTCGTCAGGTGGAAGTGCCACATTGACACTCAAGTACAAGGCTCTATGGTGGGGGGATGCCTCATTCGCTTTTGTTGACGCTCCTGGCAACAACAACAAGGGATATTACTCGGTTTCTCCCGTCAGCGAGTCCGCAGACGAGTATGGTAACGTTTTCGGTGAGGTTGATGTTACTTTCGATGCCAGCGGATTGTCGGCTGGCGAATATCCAGTGATGTTGTGGATTTACGGAAGCGACAACAACCAAGAATATGGTCATGTCGACATTTCGGCAGTGGTATCATGAACGACAAAGTTAAACACATATTGGCGGGGCTGCTCATCGCTGCCGTGGTGGGCATCCCCTGCTATGTCAACACCTACGACCTCTTTGCAGGGTTGTGGGGTTGCACCGCTGGCATCATTGCAGGTGCGGTCAAAGAATGGTGCGACAACGTGTATGAGTGGGAGTGGAATTGGAAAGAACTGCTCGCCACCTGCATCGGTGTATTGGTGGCAGTGTTATTCATCTTAGGATTGCATTACGGAAAGGGTTGAACTATGTTGACCGACAAGATGCACATGAACACGGCTGCGGGTGGCATTTCCATTGCCACCTTTGCGGGCGAGGCCATACAGGTCGTTACCGACCTGCGTTGGCTCATCATCCTCGCAGGTCTGCTCATAGCGGGCGATTTCTGGTGGGCATGGCGGGAGTGCAAGATGCGCCGTGACGAAGCCAAGAATGAGGTTGAGAAAGAGAAGTACGAGTGGCACAACAGCCGAGCCGTCAGGCGCACACTTAACAAGATTGTTGACTACACGTCCTACCTGCTTATCGGTGTGGTGTTCGGTATGGCTCTATGCGAGCCGTGGAACATCTGCGACCACACCACTGCTGCAATGACGGGTATGCTCTTCGGTTGTGCTTGCGAAGTGTCATCTATCTTCGGCCACATCGCCTACGTCAAGGGTGTGCGAGTTAAAATCGACATCAAGCGCATGGGTGTGGCTATCATCCGTCGCAAGAGCGAGGAACTGGCTGAGATACTTGACGAGGGTATCGAGTACATTGACGATGGCACCCGCAAGCATCATGCGAGGCACCCACGATATGGAGGACATCCGCAGCAGATGGATGACTATGGACAAGAACCCGACCTACACCATTGCGGTGAGGACGTGAACGAGGAAGGAGGGAATAATGAAACTGAAATTAGTTAGAACGGCACGAAAAGATAAGTACACCATTGGCAAGCTGCTCATGCAAGACAAGCAGAATGGCGAGTGGTTGTGGCTTGCTGACACCATCGAGGATCGTGACCGAGGTCTTGACCAGAGCATGACTGAGGCCAATATTGCCCGCATCAAAGTCAAGCACCAAACGGCCATACCGACTGGAACGTATGACATCGACATGACCACGGTAAGCGGCACATTTGTCAAGAAGCCTCAATACAAGGACTTCTGCGGAGGAAAAGTGCCGAGGCTCAAGTACGTCAAGGGTTTTTCGGGCATCCTCATCCATAGCGGCACCGACCAAGACTCGTCAAGCGGCTGCATCATCGTAGGCGAGAATAAGGTCAAAGGAAAGGTAATTAACTCATGGGCAACCTTTAAACGCATCTATCCGCTTTTGAAGGCTGCGCATAATAGGGGTGAGCGCATCACCATCACGGTACAATGAACGACAACCAACAGCGGCAGCAGAGGGCGATATTGGGAGGGGGTTGCATATCGCTCATCGTGGCGGTCATCATCATCGCCATCACATTCGTCTGCTGCTTGCTCGATAAGATATTCACAACATGAGCGACTGGACTGGAAACGGCAATAGTATCTTCAAGACACTTGGAGCGAGCAACCACACCGACAAGGAGCGGGAGCAAAACGACTTCTACGCAACCGACCCTGCCGCCATTGACCTGCTCGTTAAAAAGGTCGAACTGCCCAAGCAGATACTTGAACCTGCATGTGGTAGCGGATGCCTATCCGTAAGGCTTGAGGAATTAGGACACGATGTCAAGTCCTACGACATTGTTGACCGAGGCTTTGGAGAGGTGGGTAACTTCTTTGAAATGGTCAAACCGCCATTTGATGGGAACTTCGCCATCGTCACAAACCCACCTTACAAGTTTGCCAAGGAATTTTGCCTACATGCCATCGACATCGCCCCTACTGGCGGGTTGGTGTGTATGTTCCTCAAAACGACGTTTGCGGAGGGCAAGGGCAGGTTTAACGACTTGTTTAGTATCTACCCCCCCCGAATGGTTTTGCAGTGCGTGGAGAGGGTTCTATGCGCCAAAAATGCGGATTTCGCAAAGAGGAAGAAAGAAGGCAGCGCAGTCGCTTATGCGTGGTGGATATGGCAAAAAGGATTTAACGGACAAACCATATTAGATTGGATTTAACTATGAGCAAAAAGAAATCATTATTGTTAGCGTTATTCGCAATGCTGTGGTTCGTTGTGGGCGGAGTGTGCGGCTTTTTTGCTGCCAAGGGTATCTACGACCAACCCATCGTCGAAAGCGTCACCAGGGACACCGTGACGATTACTGACACCGTTATTCAGTATGAACCAAAACCCGTCAGCGTGGAGAAGGTGAGAACTGAGTACAAGTGGTTGCCAGTGGTACGCACCGACACCGTGACCCGCACGGACTACATCGCTTATCACGACACCGCACTCGTTGAAGTTCCCATCACAAGCAAGCACTACCACGGTAAGAACTACGATGCCTATGTCAGCGGCTTCGATGTGAACATTGACAGCATCTTCGTCTATAATGAGACGCAGGTTATTACCGAGACGATAACGAGAATGAAACCACCCAATAGGCTGTCGCTCGACGTTGAGGCTGGTGCCGACTATATGACACAAGCCAAGGACATGGCCACATTCGCATTCGGCGACCTCACATATCGCATCAAGGAGAGCAGATTTGCCGTTGGATTGCGTGGAGGTATCATCAAGCCGCCAGCAGACAAGGCCGAGCCGTTTGTGGGGGTGGTGGTCAAGTTGAAGATATTTTGATTTTGTTTGTTTCATTTTTTTCTTAGAAAGGGGGTTATTAGTTTTGGATTTAGGCTGGTGGGTGCCGTGAGGCAGTAGCCAGCCGTTGATTTAGTTTTTAGTTCGGTTATAATTTAATGTTAAAGGTTAATTAGATGGAGCCGCCACCGTCAGCGATGATCGTGGCGGTTTTTCGTGTTTTTCTGCCCGAAATACTATCGAAAACCATAAAAATATATCTTTTTTGATATTTTTCTGCCAAAATATTTGGTGGTATATAAAATTTGCT